CTACTAATTTCTGAGCATCATCTGATTTTTCTACAATTACTGTTTGATTCGATGTTATATTTTCAATTAAAGTAATTTTAGAATTAAAAATATCTTTAACATCATAATCTACCATATTCTTAGCTTCAAATACTTTATATATTGATGCTAATACTTTATAGTTAGTTATTGGAGATGATAAGAAATCATCCATATCGAATGATTCATTAATCTTCTTAATAAGATTATATTTTTCTCTTTGTAATTTACTTTGATTGATACGGGTATGCGCTTCATTGATTGTATCAATAAATTTTTCAGCTCTGGATTCTGACTTATATTTCTCCTTTAGTAAGAGTTCATATAATCTATGTTCTTTATTCAATTCAGTTTTTGGTGAAAAGAATTCTCTAACAATATGCTTTGCTTTTTCAGTCGCATCTCCATTAAGCACTTCTAATGTAATTTGCCTTACAAGAAGTTCAAATAGAATACCTGTGTTCTTAAATTTCGAATGTTTTACCTTCTTCATTTATTTTTGTCCTATAATAATATATTCATAAACGATGTAATCATTGTGTATAAATATAAGTTTTAATTTATTTACTAATTTTTTCCTCGTCTAACAAATTTGAATCATCTAAAAAGTCAACTTTTTCTTTTATAATTTGTTTTTTTGATGATATTCCGTTAATGTATTCTTTTGCAATATTTGCATTAACTCTAACCGCTGAACTTTCTCTTTTCAGAGCTTTTTGGTTTTCTTTAGCTCCTAATGGGTCTCTACCATAAGGATGTTTATCTTTACCATAAGTATTACCCTCTCTTGGTCTACCACCTTCATCCTTTAATTCCGTTTTAAGTTTTTCCAAACTTTCTTCGATATCAGTTGGTTGTTGTGGCATTGCCGGGTCATTTCCTTCGTTTTCAATAGCGTTATATCTGAATCTATCTTTGAGGTCATTTATCATTCCAGCTTTTTGTTGGTCTACCTCATCTTTACTCATATTGAATATATTTTCATATGCCCAATCTTTAGAAATCATATTTAATGCATTGATATCAGAAACTAATCTTACTTTCTCACTCCAAAGGTTTACTTTCTCTTGCTCATAGATTGTAGATGGATTTACCAATGATAATTCAAAATCAACCATATCAGCATCTTCGATACCTTGAGATGCTAAATGTACAATTGCCAATTTAGTAAGTTCGGATACCAATGTTCTTTGGATTCTCTCAATCGTTCTTGCAAATCTTACATCTTCTGCAGCAAGTGTTGCTTTACCATTTACATTCTCATCATACCCCAAATATGCTTTTGGAATTTTAAGAGCTGCAAACAATTTGTTTTTTAAGTAATCAATATCTTCAATAGCTGTGTATTGTAATCCACCTAATGAATCAATTTGAGTACCACTATCACCACCCCTAACAGGTAAGAAGAAATCTTCAGTTAAGTTTTGGATATTATATTTTAAGTTATAATCACCACTATTCTTATCAACAAATGGAACTTTCTTCATTTTGTTGATAATCTTTTGCATGTAGTTATCCACTTCGTTTGGTGGAATATTACCAATATCAATTTTGAAAACTCTCTTATCCGGTGCTCTCATAATTCTATGAATTAACATAGCATCTTCCATAAGAGAAACTTGTTTCCAAATTCTTCTACCATTTTCAATCATTGCCTTACCATAAGGTAAGAAGTTGGTATCTGATAATAATCTAAAGTGTACTACTTCATAGTTCTCATATTCACCTTTTCCAATAGGGTCATGATTAACTTTGAACTTAACATAGTTTGGATTATTTGGGTCAGTATTTTCCAATCTTTCAGTTTCATAAACTGGAAGTGGTTGTACATTAATAATACCATTACCTGGTTGTATTTCCACCGAAAGGAAAAAATCACCATACTTAACCATATTACGAGTCCATGCCCATAGGTTAAATTCAATATTTAAAATATCATAGAAAAGATTTTCTAATAATGCTTTTACTTTTTCGTTTTGAGTTTTGATTTGAATTACATCTCCAAATTCATTCTTTAATGTAGATTCATCTGAGTATATATCTAATGCCGATGATATAATCGGGTCATTATCCATAGCATCATAATCTCTAAATAATTCTCTACGAACTTGATGGTATGCCATTGACTGTGCAGCCATTTGGTCACCAGCAAATCCTCTTTGTAATTTAGTGTACCTATCTCTAAGGTTCAATAAATTAGTACTTCCTTGCTGTCTGTCATCAACATCAACTACTTTTCTCTTCCCATCCTTGTCAATTTTGACTACGGCTTGAGTAGAAAAGAGTTTTGTTAATCTTTGAAAAAACGTACTTTGTTGTTGTTCTGCCATTTTTGTTTTTGTTTTTATAACCTTTATTAATTTACCAAGCTTTACAACTCCAATACCTTGCTCCTGTTTTTGGACCAGGTGTATCACAATTGTGTCTTGCTCTAAATGATGCTCTTCGTTCTGGGTCTGATTTTTTAATTCTCATAGTTTCTTCACCTGCTGATTTTGCTGATGTTCCGCCATGCCCAAAATTTACTTTTACAACATTCCCTTTTGGATTGTTAACATATACTTTAAACTTCTTAACATCACCTCTCATCGGTTTATTGAGTTTTACCTCTCTTCCCTGATATTCGGCTTCGTTAACTTCCCCCTTTATGGTTTTTAAGAATTCTATGAATTCTTTTAAATCATCGTAGTTTTCAACATAATATTCAGTAACATCTTCTTCGAAAATGCCTCTGATTTCATTGTAAAGTTCTAAAGTATAATTTTCCATATATTTGACTAAATATTATCTAATACTATATAAATATCATTTTATATAACTTTACATAATTTTATAACCATTTACTTAAATCTTCAATACTACCATCCCCAACGTTCATTTGCCAAGGATTACTATCCATATCGTTACCACCATAAACACCACTATAAGTATATGATGATATACTGTTAATAGCTTGTTTTGTTAAATCAATACCCTCTTGTCTTAATCTAAGTGATGTATCTCTAACCCAAAGTGATATGGCTAATGCCATCGTAAGGTCATCATTATAACCACGCATTGCCTCAGCTCTACCATTGTTCCAAATGAATGTAAATAACTCATCTATGGTTCTTACTGAACGGATTATGATTGATTTTTCTCTTACATACTCCTCCAACTTTGAAATAATCAAAGGTCGGGTTCTTGATGTGGTTGAGAATCCAGCTACCATACTTCTATCCTCCGAACGATATTTGTTTGATAATTGATTATCCACATCCACATATTTTAAATCTCGAGATGTATAATACAAATTAGTATATCCCCTATCCAATACTTGTTGAATAGCTGCCCAACCAATATTTGCGTTTTCAATTACCAATAGTGCGTTGTTATATTCGGTTGCTAATGATACTAAGAAATTTCCAAAATCCTTTGTATCCAACTTACCTCTATATTCTGCTACTTGCGCAGATGCTTCAACATCAATAACGTGTGCGGTAGAGTAATCCGAAGAATCTCCCCTCGAAACGTCAGCTGATACTATGTAAGTTTTATTATAGTTAGGATATTCCCATCTCCAAAGGTTTCCATCAAATCCACCTTTTTCTACTGGGTCTTGCACAAATGTTTCTTTATAAAATTGTAGGAGTTGTGGTTCGATTACACTATCTCCAGAAGATACGAAATCACAATCACACTCTTGAGCTGCTCCCTTTGTTCCTAATAGAACCTCTTGTTCATCTCGCCAAGCTTGCTCTCTTTCAGGATGTACACTCCAATGGATTCTAATATTATTAAATGAGTTTGTTCCATCTTCAGAACCTACCCAAGTTTTGTGGAAAAAGTTTCCAACACCATTTGGTGTAGAAAGGATAATTGCGTTACCCCCAGTTGATAATGTAGATTGTGCAGATACCCATATATCTTCAATCTTATCGATAAATGCCGCCTCATCAAATACTAATAAAGATAGTGCTTCAGAACGACCAGCATCACTAGCAGCAGATGTTGCTTTGATTTGAGAGCCGTTTGCATATCTAAGTGATAATTTGTTATCCTCCACCGTTGTTAGTTTTAACCAACTTGGTAGATATTGATTCATAACCCTTACCTTAGTTACTAAGTTTTTAGCAACCTCTTGCTTTGTTGCAATAACCAATACGTTAAAATCATCATTAAATAGCATTTTCCAAAGTGAGAAACCAGCAGTCAATGTTGAGATACCAGTTTGTCTTGATTTTAGAATAATATTATAACGATGGTCTTTAAACTGAGTTAGTGTATCTTCTTGAAACGGAAAAAGGTGAAAGGGTATTTTACCTTTCACCGGATGTTGAATCATACAATATTTTCGCATGAAGTATATCGGGTCTTTTGCACACTTTTGATATTCTTCAGCAATAATTTGTTTTAATGATTTCTTTACTTCAGCCATAAATTACTTTATTAAAAGGACTGTAGTTGCAATTATTCCAACAATTGAAGTTACCTTATAAAATCCAGTTTTAAACTTCTGTCCTTTTAGTTCTTTTATTAAACTTTCCGATTTTTGTCTCTCTAATGAAAACTGCTCATCCTTTTTAGTAATGATTAATTCTAAGTTTCCAATCTTTTCGTTTTTAAGAGTATCCTTTTGTTTAAATAAACTTATTTGTTCATCTTTAAGTAATACTGTTTTATTTAATTCAACAATCTCCAATTTAGCTCCATCAAAACGAATTAGGTCTTGATAAACTAATCTAGCAATTTTTGTTGGTAAAACTACAACACTTGTATCTTTCTTAGTTAGCGTATCTTTCTGTGAATAAGCGCTCGAGCTCAATGTTACCAATAGTAGCAACGTTATTAACTTTCTCATCTGTATTATTTTTAATTATAGTTATGTTTTTTGTTACTTGTTGAATATCTTTATCTACATTAGAGATATGTGTATCAACTAAATCAATTTGAGTATCTATCAAATCATTTTTTGTATAAACCGAATCAATATCCTTTTGGATTGAATCAATTTTTTGATTATAGCCAGCTATATCAGTTTTAATTTGGCTGGTTGTAAATATACTCCACCCTATTAACACTGCGATAATAACCAATAAAATTACCAATTTGTTGTCTTTCATATTATTAAATTTAAAGTTTTGAAACCAATTCATAATTCTTATCTTTTAATAATTCATATGCTGCGTTTCGTTTTTCTATAACTTCGATAAGTTCCAACTTACCACTATCAATATCTTTTTGTATTTCAGTTTTTAACTGCTCTACATCTTTATCATTTTGCCATCTTTCAACTGAGCCATCTTCGTTTACATACTCATGTATATTGGATACCTCTTTATATGCGTTGTTTAATTTTTCCAAAACATCCGTACCATAAGCTGCCATATTTGAATAAATTCTATATTCACTATATGCTTCCCATAAACCATCTTGTTTTATTTGAAATTCTCGTCTAGCTAAACAGCCAGCACAATATCCAGTCTTTGAAATTAACTTCTTATCTGCATTTGAGTAGTTACCACTAACATCACAATCATTTGATTTACAACTTGAAATTTGTTGTAAATAATTTCTAACTTCAGACATGGTATCACTACTCTTAGATTGTCTTACTCTACCATATTCTTTTTGTTCCCAAAGATAACCATCTTTATCTTCCCAAATATCTCCAATGGTTCTGGAAACTTCCTCTTTTATATTAGAGAATCCAACTTGCGTATTTTTTTCGTATTCACCAGTCTGAACCATATCAGCCAACTTTCTACGAGTTGGATGCATGAAACTTTTCTTAAATTCTGTATTAGCCATAAATTGTTCTTATATATTCATATATATAAGTATTGAATTTTTTACTATTCGTAAAATAATCCAAGAATTTGATTTAATGGTGCAAATGTACCTGTTAGTTTCATTGTATTTCCATTGTACACAAATACGATACCTTCGTTTGGAACTATTTTATCTTTTCCACCAATAGCGTTTAATCTTTGTAATTCCATTTTAAGTTTTGCTATCTTCTTTTCATCACCACCAGTCTTAACATCTGATATAGTTTTATCTAATCTATCCTTCATAGCTCTAACCGCAGAATCAGGGTTTGCTGTAAGTACTGAACTCATAAATGAAAGTACTTCAGAGCCAACACCCAAAAATATATCCTCAAAAGGTCTAATATTATCCTTTGCTATCTTAGCGTGGTCATTCTTATCAATACCAGTTGCCCAACTTAATACTTTAGCATCGGTAATGTTTTTATTGTCTAAACGGAATGATTTATCATAGAATGCCCATCTCTTAACCAATCCCATTAGAGTTCTATTATCAATCGGAGATGGTGATTTCTTAGTTACAAAATCAGTCCACCATGCTTGATGATAATCAGCAATACCATCCGTATCGGATAGTTTAAACTTAGATTGTAGTTTTGTAATCTGTCCACTATATTTTCCTTTTAATGAAGTTAAGTTTTTTGATTGTGGTAACTTAACAACTGGAGGTCCTTGTATTGTATAAGCCGATTGTACGTTTTGATTTACTTGCTTAATCATACCAGCCAAAACTTTAGCTGCTTCTTGATTTTCACCAATTGCTATACCAGCTTCATTATATTCCATTGTTCCATGAAATACTAATAGTGCTTGTCCATAAGGAATTACATTTACCGAAGTTGGATATATTACCTCCAAATTCATAAAACATGCACCATTCTTAAAAACTTTTTCTCTTTGTTTTTCTGAAAGTGATTTTATTGCTTTTGATAAATCACTCATAGCAAAGTTGTATGCTTTTTCTAACTCACCTCTTCCGGCAAACTTAGTAGCTACTCCATTTATATCCAATGCCTTCTCACCTCTATTAGCTAGATGTCCTTTGTTTCTAGCAGCAACTAATCTTCCATTCACCCAACTGATTGCTAATGCTTGTCCATCAGTTTTTTCTCTTGTCAATTCCAACTTACCTTCTAATGCACGATTCACAATATCTTTAAGTTGTCCAAATGTTAAGTTAATTTCAGTATCAAATGGATGATTCATATGTCCATACGCACCACCTTCAGTTAATAACCCCTCAGTTATGTTTGGGTTATTATCAGTTCCACATTTGTGACACATATAGGTATCACTTCCACCTTCAGAAATTTTCCAACTCCAACCACAATTATCACAAATTACTTTACCATTTTCTACTCTTTCACTAATCCCACCACCCAATGCGTATGGTTCGTTATATTGTAATTTCTCAGCGTTAAATTTCTTTCTTAATCTTTTAAGAACTTCTTTATGTTTATCAATCCATGCTTGGTCTGGGTAACCCATTCCAATTCCTTCAAATGCTGATTTGGTTTTTACTTTATACCAACCACCACCCGGTGTTCTGAATATTCTTGCAGGTATTTCTAATATTCCATTTGATGGTAATTTAGAATGATACTTTGAATCAATATGAACAACCTTTACAATGAATACTTTTTTCTTATTATCAGCTCCAATCAATTCAACTTCTAATGGAACTGCTACTCCACCTATTTTAAGTTTACCACCAAAGATATTACCTTTAGTGTATGCTTCTTCTACTGATTTTTTAACCATTTCATATCCTTTATCTTCGGTATCCTTTGTATTTGTTTGATGACCAGGTTCTGTTTTTTTACTATCATCAAAATCAATTGTATCCAATTCTGCACCATATCCCATATCAGGTGTATATGTTCCCGATTTGTGATGTTGTAAAAAATTATGGTCTATTGTACCATCCGATTTATGATTTTTTGAATTAATATTTTCATTTTTACTTATTTCAATTGCTCTTAATTGCTTAAGTGCTTTCTCTTTAGTATCATGTGTTCCTAATCTATCACCACCATCCTTTGGATATACCACCCACTTACCATCAATATGTTTGATTGTTTCAACAGTCAATTTCATTGATTCTTTGCTTCTAAAATCTCTAGTTCCACCTTTATTATCTTTAAATCCGAATGATTTATAGAATTGGATTAATCTTCCCTTAGAACCCCCAAAATCAGATGATGGAGTTAAGAATACATCTTTTTTGGTTTTCTTTGCATAAGTAATAATATCATTCATTACTTTTGTACCAATACCCTCACTTCTTTTTTCTTTTGGAACAACTATTCTGTGAATTTCTAAGTATTCTGGATATTCATATACATCCAATTCCACACCATGTTTTTTCCCCAAATGAGAGTCTAACGTTTCAGCAATTACTGATTCAAATTTATATTCAGGTGTTGTTGTTTTGAATTCACCTTTTCTCATTATAGTTTTTGCAATAGCTTTATTAGCTTGAAGCATAAATGGTATATTGATATTAGTTCTATTATCCTTTGCTACAACTTGGTTGTATTGAGTTAAGAATTCAACAAATTTCTTTTTATTTCTACCTAATCTTTTAAAGAACCCAGTTAGTTCTGCTGCTGATATTTCCTTACCATTTCTCGTATCATTTAATCTATCGAAAAAATGTTTATCAGTAAGAACGATATCAATTGGATTTAATTGTCTATCAGCGTATTTATCAATTTGTTGTAAATCAGCCATTGGGATTTCGTTAATTACCGATTCGTTTTTACCAGTATCTGCTTTTTTAGCAGCAACACCAATTTCTTCTGCAAATTTATTTGACATTGGTATCACATCCTTTATATCGGCATCAATAACAATAACTTTCATATTAGCAGGTTTCCCATCTCTAATTGCGTTTGTTGTTACAGCTGCCCAACGATGATGACCATCCACTACATATCCATCTCTACTTACATAGATTGGAGCAGTAATCTTTGGATGATTCGGGTCATTCTCTAATGCCTTTGCCATACCAGCTACCTTTGCACCAACTAATTCAGATTGAGTTGCTTTTAGAGAATCCGATGGTAATTCAGTTTGGATAGTTTTAATACCCTTTCTTTTCAATAGTTCTCTAAACATTGGTTCCGTATCAACTTCACCATTTATATCTTTTTCCATACTTGCCGCAGGTGAACCTTCGGTTGGTTTGCCTTTAAATTGTGGCATTTCCTCACGAGGAATTCCAGCATTACCAGCACAATATAAGTTTGTTCCAGCTACAGTTATTTTACATAAATTGTAATTAGGAGCTGCTTCACCATTTTCTTTTGCCTGATTTGTTAGTTGAACCAACTTATCAATCTGCATTGAAATTTCTCTTTGTTGCTTATTTGAAATTTTAGGAATATCCGATTCTGAACTAAATGTATCTGAATCTGCTTTTGGTAATACCTTAGTTACATTATCTAATGCAACATTTGGTATTTCAGTTTTGGGTTTTTCTTTTTGCTTAACATCAGGTGCATGTTTAAACATATCCGAACCGGCTACTTTAGTTCCTTTAGATGGTTCCGATTTTGTATCACTAGCTCCATCTATTTTAACATACTTACCACCATCATTCTTTGAAAAAGATGGAGAAGATTCATCATCCTCTTTACCTTTTTGTTTATACACACCATGTCCAATATGAGTGTATTTGGAATCATCATTTTCATCTTCAAAGATTACTTGATATCCTTCCTTTATCATTCTAAAAGTTGCTACCTTTTTACCATTGATAGTTGGCATTCCATGTTCATCTTTTCCAATAGTTTTTACAATAACTTTTTTATTTTTAAATCTACCCATTAAAATGGTATCTCCGATTTCAACATCTAATGTAATACCTTCATCTAAATTAATTGATTCTGGTAATTTGGAAAGTTTATCAACAACCATATCAAAAATTGATTGATTGAATTTACCATAAGCTTTCTTTACAAAGAAATCTTTTTTATCCTCAGTACTACCTTTTTTTAAACCAATCCTAACATCAGTACCACTAATTGCATTTGGTTGTGCTGGTGATATAAAAACATACCCCCTATCAGCATATCCTTCCAATTCAATACTATCTTTGTATTTTTCAAAATACTTCCCACCCAAACGACTTGAATCTTTCTCACCAACCACAGTTATAAATGCAGTAGTTTCTTTATTGAATTTGCTTAGGATTTCAGTTGGAGCATAGGGATTTTTGACCTGAGCTATTTTGTTTGATGGGATACCAAACATAGTGGTCATTACCTTTACTTTCTCCTTAAAATTGAATGGGGATTTTTGATTGTCTGTTTTATCAGAGGTTCCGATATAAACATTATTTTTTCCAAACTTTTTTACTAATGTTTGGTAAGTAGCGAAGTGCCCTTTATGAAAAGGTTGAAAGCGACCAGAGTAAACAACAACTAAGTCCTTTACACTGCTCGCTTCTCCTAATAATATACTCTCTACTAAAAACTTTGATAAATCACTCATTATATGATAATTATTTCTCTTATACCATATAAATATAATAATTTATTGTTTTAGTTTTTTATTTAGCCGCTTGCTCTTTAAAAGCTGGATTATAAGTAATAGTACCTTCTCTTAAATCGATTTGACCTCTTGGGTATTCCTTTTCAAGACCAGCTACTAATTCTCTCATCGCATCATTTTGAGATTTAAAATCAGCTTCAGCTCTTTCTAAACCATCATGTAGTTTATCCATTTCTTCTTCTAATTCTTTTCTTCTCAAATAGATTTGCCCGAAAGCGTTTACTAATTCTTGAATTTTACCATTGCCTTCTCTTAGTGGAGTAAGGATATCTTCGGTTAATTCTACTGTAACTAACTCGATTTTTTGAATTGTTTCGTTTGCCATTGTTTTTTTAATTAAAAATTGTTTTTGAATTCATATATAAATATATCTAACTGAAATTTTCAGAAATTACACTTACCCCACGTTTTTGTATAACCTGAGATGAACATCGATTTCCAAATATAATTGATTCATTAATATTATTTGTTTCCAAATACTTTGTAGTGAATCCTGCTACAAAAGTATCACCTGCTCCTGAGATATCCATTATCTCAACTTTATCAGTTGGATACATATTGTTTAAATACATACATCCATCTTTATCTAATGTGATTATTAGTTTTTCTAAAATCCATTCATTATTTTCAATAAATGATTTATTATTTTGATATTCGGTTCTGTTTAATTTAATGAACTTTAAATCAGTGCACCATTCTCCTAATTTTTTTTTAGTATCACAAATTGTATTAGGGTGATTAAATGCTATTTTAGCAATATCAGTATCACTTAGAAATCCTTTGTTATAATCCGATATGACTATCATATCAAAATCATAAAAATTTATTTCAGAAAGTGTATTACCAATAGGCGGAACTACATCATCAATATCAACTCGTAAAAGTAAATGATTAAAACTTTCCTCAACATATCTCTTTTTTACAATCAATTGAGTATTACAAATCAATTCAGTTTTACAACCCAATGCTTCTAAATTTTCTTTAACATTATAAGCCATACCACCATTGGTGATTGTATGTGATTCTATAAAAACAGGTGCAGGTCCTTCAGGTGATAATCGTGTAGCTTTTCCATAAACGAATTCATCTAAACATCCCTCACCTATAATTAATACTTTACTCATTTGTTAATATTTTAGTTGTACTGAAATCATCCATTCGATTAAAATACACAATTGATTTTGCGTATTGTTCTCCCACTATTGGTTTATTTTTATAATCAGACCCAATTACAAATATATCAGGGTTATATGTTTTAATTACATTTTCTAATAATTCAGCTGAATCAAATATAACTACTTTACTAACTCCTTTAATTCTTTCCAAATTATACTTTCGTTCTTCTTCAGTATGGAACGGTCTATCTTCTCCTTTTAATTCCTTTACTCTCCTATCGGAATCAATTCCAATAATAACAATATCACCAAAGGCAGATGCGAACTCAATCATCTTAAAATGCGCATGATGTAAAACATCAAAACATCCATTTAACCAAACCTTTTTCATAGAAACTTTTCTAATTCATTAATAACCATCTGAGATGTAATTGCTTTAGTACATTCAAATTGCCTATCCGTACCTTTATGGTCTGGACACCAATTCCAATCACCAGCATCTAATTTTAATCGGTTAAAGCATCCACCACATTTATCTTTAGGTGAAGTTATTCTAACACAATCTTGCATTTCTGCCCAATCATATGAGAATCCACTAATCAATACCGTCTTTGTACCCAATGCCCAACTTAACCAACTTAACCCACTACCAATACCAATGAATGCTTTTGATTTTCTCATTTCATCCATTACTTTTTCCAAAGAACCGGCTGGGTGTTTGACTACTCCAGTTGGGTGTTTATTACCCATATAATCATTATTCTCTTGTGATAATAGTTTAACTGTATAACCTTTATCATTTAACCAATTCACTACTTCTTGCCAACCATTTGGGTTATTCCAATACTTAGATTGAGCAGTTCCATGTATTGCTATTGTTATTAACTTATCATCTTTAACAATATCTGATGATGGTAACTTTGGTTTTATTTCTTTATATGGTAATCCCAATATATCAGAACCCATTTTTTGCATTGTTTGGGATTTAAAATCGTTTGGATTTTTTCTGTTATTTACACTACCATCTTCATTATAGAATAAACCAACAGTATACATTGCGTATAAATTTTCAACACTTTGACCTGGTTTTACAAATTCTATATTTGGATATTGTGACTCTAACATTTCGTTATGAAATGTAGATACAATTAATTCACAATTATGTACTTTCTGAAATTCGTCAAAGTATGGAAACCATGCTAATGTATCACCCAATGCTTTTGATGATAGTGCTAGATAAACTCTCTTATTAGTTGCGGTATAATCATGTTCAAAAAATAAAGTATTACCTTCCCATATTTCAATTCTCCAATCTATAAAATACTCAATATTACATTTAGCCCAAGTATTGTTTGATAATTCGGTTGTGAATAAAACATTACCATTACGTTTGTTTATAAACTTAACATTGTATTTACCCGTTTGGTTTCCCAATACTTCAGCCCAAGGACCATTTACGAAATGATAATTTACTTTATTTCGTACTTCAACAATGTTATTTAAATTTTTAGTTAATTTATCGTAAATCATTAATTCCATTTTTTTACTTCTCTATCAATAAGAGAAAATCCATCTGCTTGTTTAACATACATTTTATTTGTAGTATATCGTAATTTAGATTCTTTATTAAACACATCAGTTAACCATAAATCATATCCCTCCCATAGGGTATCATTAAATCTATCAATCCACCAACTCTTTGTTCTATTTGGTATTAGATACGCATGTGCTAAATCTTGGTTTGATGCAGTTTTACTGAATAAATCATCAATGTATTCTTTACTTCTGGAATTATTGTTTGATAATCCAATAAAGTAAACATCATCTCTTTCAGAAATAAAACATGCTTTATGAACTGCTTCAACAAATTCTTTTAATCCAGTGAATATAAACGCATCAGCTTCAAATACTAATGTATAATCAAATTCATCATCCATAGCTTCTAATGCTCCCCTATGTGCGTTAAAGCACCCATAATGCCTACCCGTTAATGGACCTAATCCATTCCCAAAGTTTCCCGGCTTATCCGATATCTGATTTGGTCTTTTACAAAAATCAGATGGTGGTGTTCCATCAAATGGAGTATTTACAATTGGTTGATACACCATTCCATAACTTTCCAATTGTTTTAGTGATTCTGAACTAATTTGTTCTCTCAAATCATTTGGCTTAGTCATCAAATGTTTAATTTGAATCTTTGGTTTTTTTCTAACAAATGAACGATATACGTGCTTTGCTTGATTATAAAAAAATTCATCAGCTGCTCTAGTAACCCCCGGAAAGAAACTTCCACCATAATCATCTCCACTAATAACACCACCCGGTTTTACTTTATGATACCAAAAGTTTAAATCGGATTTTAAAGAATCATAAGTATGACCCGCATCCAACATAATAAAATCAATTGAGTTATGTTGAAATTGATTTGATGCGTTTTCAGATGTATCCTTTATTACGTTAAATAATTTTGAGTTATTACTTAACATAGTATTTTCCATAAATTCTGAAAATATATCCCCACCAAATCCACCAACTATTGTATCATGTATTTCTTCACCATCGGTACCTTTCCAAGTATCAACAGTTGTAAATTTAATATCTTTATTAGAATCTTTAATTAAGGTAGCCATATGATTGGTTGATTTACCCAACCATGCACCCAACTCAACAAATACATCACCATCGGTTCCATTTTCAACCATTTCATTATACAAATGTTCATATGAAAACCAACCAGGAATTTCATTAAATTCAGGTTGTAGTTTTTCTAATATAATTTGTTTGGTTTGATTTAGGTTATCATCGATATAAGTAACCAATTCATTATTATCATATGAATCCAAATATGTGTGTAGTTTTCTGAATATAGATGGTAATCCATATCCCAATGCCTCTTTAATAGATAATGGATTTAATTCCAATTTAGAACTAAAGTAAAACATATCCGATGCTTTGTAGAATTTATCTACATCACTACGTTCACCCCATACAATACAATTATCAGGTTTGTGTTTCATTATTGGTCCCCAATATGATTCAAAGTTCATAGCTTGGTTTCCGATAAAATGAAATTTAATTTTATATTTTTCTAATAATCTAGCTACGTTGAATATTTCACCCTGATTCTTACCTTCAGTAAATAATCCAACCATAAGAACATGCTTCCAATCAGATTCAAATCCCAATTCGTTTTTGAATTCGTTTTTATCATACTCAATAGTTTCTATTGGATAATCCCATACACGTGTATCTACTCCCACCAATTCAAATCTTCGTCTACTCCATTCAGATACTAAAACATATCTATCTGGATGATATTTGATTTCATTTGGATTTGTATGAGAACCATGTGTAGATGCTACAATATAGTAATTTCTACTATTGTCAAAAATAGTATCTAATATATTGTGAGCTAAAAAATGTTCGGGGATTTCCGTAAAATGAATTATGTTTGGTTGAGTTGATTTAATAATATCCACAAGTTCGGATTTATTATCACCCAATGTGTACAACTTACATAAATCAGCTATTTGATTCTTTTGTACTACAAAGGCATCACCAGAGTGATTGTTTACCTCAACTACCTCAATATCAAATTTATCTTTAAAGATTTGAATTTGCTTTAAAAGGTATTGTGGCATCCCACCAGTTGAGAGATGGGATGCTATATATAACAATTTTTGTTTTGACATAACTTATTTATATGTTCATATCTTACAAAGATACAAAATTAATTTGGTATTTCCAAATTATTTATTAATAAACTACCGTCCCAGCTTCTAAATCAATTTGTCCATTTGGATATTTAATATCCAATTCAGCAAGTTCGGTATTCATATCAGCAATAGATTTATCGATTCTATTACCAAATTCTTTTTCTTGAGATTCAATATCTGCAATTTGAGATTGTAATTGTCTTTTACGAACAGCCGATTGTCCCAATGCAATAATCATATTGTTTTGTTCTTCTTGAATTGATTTTAATTTATCAATTACCGATTGTTCTAATTGTTCAGTTTTTTGTTCCATAATTATTGTGTTTGTATATTCATATATAAGTATATACTTTTTTATTTAAACGAAATTATTCAGGTTGTATTGGGTAAATATATGGAGTTGTATTTGTAATATCTCGTAATGCTTGTCTATAAGTTGCCCACTCCAATTTCTTTTCAGCTGATAGTGGTGAATCATTAAATTGAGTCCAATCGGATTCAGATAATAGATTATTTCGTTTCAGTCTAACCGTAAATAAATCCCGTTCAGCTTGTTCATCATTAGTAAGTGGGTTTTTAGTATGTACACTATTTACATATTTACATCGAGTACTAATTGCCTCTTGCCACTCATCATAGGTGAGTTCAATTCGATTTTCCGTAGGAATATACTTAATATCCCAAACATCAGTTGGGTAAAATCCAGTGTAATTCCCATCAGAATCGTATGTTGCAAAAATTTGTCTTTCAGTCATAATTTAATTTTAATTAATATAATATATTATCCCGTTGGAAGATTACCAATAGCTATCCAATACCCATCAACACTATCTAATACTAAACTAACACCAGATGTGGTAAGGTTATATATATGATTATATCCATTTGAACCATTTGAACTTCTATAAGATGCACAAGTTACAACCGGTGGTGAACCAAATGTTACAGGGAATGTTACGTTAGCAGAACTATTTATTCTTCCCCATTGTATAATACTACCATCTGATAATTTTTGGTAATTATTTGTAGACATTGAACTAGCAACCGTATTTGTTTGGTGTTGGTTTCCTAATCCAATAAGGTTATCGGTATAAGTATATGCAAACCTATTTGATGAGTTACCAATATTGTACAATGAATCAGATTCAGGTATAATATCACCCTTTGAATTAATAGCTGTTGAGGTATCAACCCCAAGACCAACTGTTTTTTCAAAATATGATATACCACCGGCTGCTTTAAGTACTTCTTGATTAGCTGAACCTGCTGGTTTTCTTGGTATTCTAACATAGGTATCAGGTGTTGATACTACTTGAATACCACCGGCTTTAATCTCAACGAAATTGGATGGAACAGATACATTTAATATAGTATCGTATGTTGGTGTATTTGCTAAAGTTGGCCCAACAGTATGTGATTGGTATGTAAATGAATATGAATTAATACTGGAACCAATATTTGCTCTTTGACCCGAATACCCATAAAATCTAATTGAATATCTAAATCTAATATTACCAGTAGATGTTAGATTCATTGAGCGCGTTACACCAGTTTGGGCAGAAACATTATTTTGATAACCACTTATAGTGTTGGTTGAAATATATGTCCAAGTACCATCATTATGTGATATAATATCATCTGAAACATAGTTATGAACTCCAGGTACAGAAAATGTATATACCCATTCATCGGTTTTAATAATTTCAACACTATCAACTAATACCAATTTAATACCATTACCATCTTTGATGTTAATCATACTTTTACCAGCAACTAATTCAACAGTCTTTATTTGTTTATTATCGTTTAACCAAAATCCATGCGAATCAGATACTCTAATAGTTTTACCACCGGCTGATACTTTGTAAACTTTATCAACTTTTCTCTTTTTAATTTTAGCTATTTCAAATTCACTAAATTTGTTTACTTCAGTATTATCTAATTTATCATTCCAACTCCATGCTATTATTTTTTCACCTTCAACAACATCTTTAGCAAGAATAGTTTCACCAGATGATAATATAATTTTAGTATCACCAGTTACGGATACAAAACTTTCAAGTTTTACGTTGTGGGTTAATATACCATTAACATAATAAGTATGCTTACCAGATACTCTAATGTTATAAACATCATCGGTTTTCTCATTTATAGTTATTGATGTTATCTCAACTTCTTCATTTTCTGAATTTAGGAATATATCTCCAACATTTATTTTATCAGTTGTTTTAATACACCAAACACCATTTTGTTTAATAATATGTTTGTGTGAGTGTGTACATTCAATTAATCCATTATTTATATTGTAAATTTCATTATCAGCATATGATTTGATATCCAACACCTCTTCAATTGTTTTTTCGGAATCGGATATATGGGTTGCAGTCCAATCATTTTCTTCGGAATATTTTGGTGTTAATGAATCAATATCTAATGATTTAATAAAATCACCAATTTGAATATCTTTAATTTGTTTGAATGAACCATCACCCATTTCAATTAGTGATGTTCCAACTAAACACGTTCCACCTCCCCCTTCTTCTATATATTCTCCGGTATAATAATTACCAGCATTATATGAACTAACAGCTGCGGCTGTTCCAAGTAAAGTTCTACCCACAACAACACCAGTAGAAATATTAACTGCTTCTAAATTTAATTCTGCGTATGCAACAGATGGTGATGAATACCCACCATGGAATTGCCCATTGAATGTAGGTAAATACGATGGGTATGATGTGGTATGACTAACTCCTGCTGGAATTGATACAGATACGGCTGGTATATTTAGTGCAACTTCAAGTGCTCCTGCTGCTGTAACATTATATGAACCCGTTGATGGTAATGATACCATATAACTCGAATAAACAAAATTGGCATTAGATGTATTTGTTGTTACCGATTGTGGTGTTGGATATACAACCCCCGAACCCGTAAACTGAAAGTATTTAACATCACCTGTGGTTGTTGTTAATTCATTTGAAGGTGATATAATTACCTTTTTTTCACTACCAGTATAAAATTGTAATTCAGGTAAAGATGGGTCAAATATTATTTCACTATTATCATCACGTAAATTACCACTATCAGCATCAATAATCCAATCTCCGATTCTACCATCAGTTGCGTTAATACTACCAGATAAACCTGCATTATTAGCGTTTACATTTCCATTAGCATCAACAGTAAAATTATATCTAATTGGATTTGAACCAGAAATTATTCCTATGTTAATAGCTCCTCCATTTATTTCAGAACCATTAATTGTTGAACCTTGAACGTTTCCTGAGAAATTAACACCATCACCCGTATAGTTCAAATATGCACCATCTTTACTTCGTAATGAGAATAACGGGTCATCTGACCCAGATGGAAATCCTAAAAATACACCAACCTCATCAAAACTTTGACTTAATTGCCCCATTGAAAGGTATGGTTTATCGGATTGATTTAATGTTGAACCTGATGTTGATAATCGCAATCCCTCACCAGAAATTATTCTAAATTCACGACTACCCGCTGATAATGAACCTTGTGTATATGTGTAATCACCATTGGTATTGGGATAATAATAAGAGGCACTTGCGGCGGAATTAAATTTAATTGTTTGACCATATGGATTTGATGCTGATAGAAATAATCGAGTTTCATCTTCAGAAATTCCATAAATTTTCATTGCAGGGAAATTCAAAACATTACCAATACCCAATACAGCTACATCAAATGCTTTTATAATATGAGATTTTAAATCACTTGGTACTTCTGGATATGCACTTTCAGGTTGGTCATAAAGTAATTCTTGTATAAAATCATAATATGATAATGGAAAATCACCAGTTTGCCTTACTTCTAAATAATTTGCACCAGATGGCCATGCAATATATGAGTCTAAAGAAGAAGATACGACTTGCAGTGATGATGTTGTGTGGAATGCAATTTGATAAGATGAACTATCTGCATATAATCCATTTGATAAAAATAATTTTGAATTACCAATTTCACTATTACTTGCACTATTACTTGCGCTTAATATTCTATGATTCGTAGTAAGTGTACCAAATACCGTTAAAAGTGCAGAACCACTACCATCAAATGGATTAGGTCCTTTAAGTGCTCTATTTGCTCCAAAACCTACTAGATTATTCAACCCAGCATATACATCATTATGTAGAGATGCTGTTACTTCCGTATTATATTGATATCCAACGGGGAATGTAGTTGGGAAGTAGATACCAGATGGGTCAATTATCCATCCACCAAATTTACCAGCAGATGCTGATACAATACCAGATACATTTAATTCATTTCCATCCCAACGTAAGTGTCTTGTACCATCACCATTTTCAATTGATAATAATCCAGTTGTTCCAGCAGTTCCAGTAGGTCCACCATCTTCAGTTACACCAATATAAACTCCCTTTTGTCCATAACCTTGAATTGATTGTCCGATTGATATATATGGTTCACTATCTCCACCATAAATTGTAATTTGTGGATTAACATCATATGAAGTTGCTGGTGAACCTACATTAATTGTATTTTTAATAAATGATTCTTCGAAGATACCAATCTTAGCTGCTACAAAGAAATCTTCTTCTCCTAACTCTTCCCAATAATCAGTTTGAGTATTAGGTTGTTTGGCGCCAATTAAAGTATATCCAGAGGGTACAGTATCAATTGATTGAGTATATAATCCAGAAACAGTATTTGATAAATAAGTATGAGGACCCGATGGTAATTTAGTTGCGTAATACATCTCAGGTGTACCATCTCCATTCTTATCAAATAAAACTGCATCTCTCCTTTTCTGATTTAAATCAAAAAGATAATTAGTTGAACCACTCCACTCTCCTCTAAATACAACACCAGGACCAGTTGCTCCTTCAAATACTGTTGTTAATGATTGTGATAAGAAATAAGTTGCTCTACCATTTTCTATATCAACTTTATAAACAATTGTAGCTGCTTTATTATCTTGTGGATTTGCCCAAGTTTGAATTGGTGCCACCGTAGCAGGACTTCCTGTTGGTCGATTTGTTTGAGTTATAAATCCGGGTTTACTATATAATGATGCTGAGAATTCTCCCAATGTACCAATAACATTACCAATTAAATCTAATGTTTCCTCAGAGTAAGTACTAACATGCGTTAATTCAGTAGTTCCTTTAAATGCTCTAATTTGTGTACCAGTACCAGTTAACGTTGTACTTCCATCAGTTTCAACTAATACAGCAGTTGCTGGATTTGTTAATGAAACTTGATAGTTATCAGCTCCCGCTTTTATACCAGTAATAGTTACTTCAGATGTAGCAATTACCCCAGAGGTAGTATTACCATCTCTAATTTGAACTTGCCATGTTGCATTTTCGCCAGGAGATGTAGCATCACCGGAACCAATTTCAAATACATTATCAGTACTAATTGTACTATAAGCAAATCCATCTTTAAAATATTGGTAATAAGTTTGAGATGCGGTAACATTAAATGCAGTTGCCGTTAAAAATATTGAATCTAAGGGAGAAGTTACTACACCATCTCCATCAAAATTAACTACTAATGATGATGCAGCCAAACTAACCGAACGAGCATTTACTCCTTCTTTTTGTTTTGTAAAAGATTGTGTACGAGTTACATATTGTGAACCAGTTACAATACCATTTGTAATTGAAAATGGTCTTATTAAAATTGAATAATCAATACTAGCTGAATCATCCGTCATATTACTCATTGATACAAATAACATTGTATCATTTAACCCATTATCAGTTGTTTCCGTTTTTGATGCAGTTAATAAACCAACAGTAATATTATTTACCGAAATAGATGCGGTAAATGTTCCTGGTAATTCTTGTGAATTAAACTCTAAATATTCATCACCTTGCTTAACTTTTAAAGTTGTGTTTGTTGTTGTGTAATCATATACACCACCATTTTCATCAGCAGATAACGCGAGTATTGTTGGGGCTAATTCAATATTGATTGCAGCTGCCCCATCAACACTTTTTTGGAATTGTTGAAAGAAACTTTGTGTATAATAAGATGCGGTATAGAATGGATGAATTTCTAATTTATATTCAACACTAGCGGTTAAATCAGTCATATTGCTAAATCCACTTATACTCATAGATGCATCTCCCATTATTTCATCAAAGGTAGAATATTGAATTCCTTTTGTAATAATAGATGCAGTTGTAAATGTACCCGGTTTTTTACTACTTGTAAATATAAGTGGTAAGAATCCCTGCGTTATAGTAATATCCGTAGCTGCTGTTTCATAACTAAATACTCTACCTCTTTGGTCAGCATTTAAAGTTATTGGATTTGGATTAATTTTTACTACAATTGCATCATCACCCGGGTCTCCATCGGGTACAGATACGAATGTTTTATCAATACTAATAGATGCTGATGTATAATCTTCTAAATAAGTAAATTTAGTACTTAATTGTTTTGTTTGAACTGCTTCATAAAATGGAATACCATTTTGACCGGGAATACCACTATTAATTATATTATTATCAAAATCCGTTACCTCAACACTAATTCTTCTATCAAATGTACCGGTAACATAAAACATATAGTAATATGGTTCAATTGTTTCCGGGTCAACAGACATCGATGGGAATATATTCAATGTACCACTTATAGGTGCTTCGTTTGTTCCTCTCAAATAGAATGAACCAGTTACTCTACCAATATTTGGAGTAAACTCTCTTTCGGTTCTTGATTTAATACCAAATTGTTCGGTATCGATTGGTATAAATCCAGATGCTAAACCATCTTGTAAATCGGTTAGGATAATTGAAGTTAAAATATCATTTTGAGTTGGACCATCCATAAGGAAAACCGTCAACTCCCCATCAATAGAATCTCTATTAAATGTTGCGTTATAATTCAACTCACCACTACCAGTTGTACCAGCTTTTAATCCTCTAATAAATCCACTACTACTTGCTTCAGATAATAGATAATATGATGATGTTGGTTGTCCTAATGGTGTTAATGATGATGATAATACTCTTAACTTTGCATCGGAGAATCCAATTTGTGGTAATCCATTTTTTAATATAATTTCATTTGTACCATCAATACGAATAGCTTGTAGTTCTAAATCGTTATCAGAACTATTCTTTATAAATGTTCCTCTATAAGGTCTAATTTCAAAGTTTACACCACCCTTACCATCAGCAACTCTTGTAATTACAACTTCATCAGTTACTCCTTCTACTTCTCCAGTAAATCTGATATATTGTACAGTGATATCATTTCTAGAACCAGTAAAATTAGAAACGTTTAATGTTGGAGTAAGTGTGTTTATATTATTTAATAAACCCGGATATCTTCCACCAATATATTCAGATGGTAATATATAATCACCAAACTCATCATAGGCACCAGACGTATATGTGATTGAACCAGTTATTACACTTGTTTCAACATTAAATATAATTGTAGTTGGTGGTAATGGATTAGCAGGTGCAGATGCGGAATCAAACGCAAAATATAATTGATTTGGTGTAATTGTAAGACTCTTATTATAAAGATTCAAATTACCACCATCAAATGTTTTTGTTTTTTCTACTGCTACTGGAATGTAATTATTGTTAATATCGTAGAATTCAAAACGATAATCAAATGTTTCTTTTTGTAATGTTTTTGGTACAGTTTGTACAAATGTTATTTCATCAGGTGAAAATGAAGTTTCTTGCGATGCTTTAAAACTAATATCACTTATATACCAATCACTTCCCTTAACTTCAAAATATAATCTAGCATTATCAAAATCATTAGCTATAATATTTTCACTTAAGTTTACTTTTTGTAATACTGAAGTTGATGAATCAATTGTAGTAATTGTTTGAGATGTAGGTGTTCCATTTAATGAACCACTTAAAAATACTTTAATAAAATCACCAGTTGTATTTTGTGATTTTCTTGCATTTAAATTTAATGTATATTCAACACCTTGTTGGATACTTAAACTTTGAGTTGTATAAAAATACGTTCCCGCATTTGAATTTATTTTGGCCGAATTAAATAAGAAATCTCTATTAAATTCAACCGAAACTGCATTTGATGAGGTTAACCAATAATTATCTAACCTAATATCAGTTAAATTACCATAGTATTCTTCAGTAGCAGTTACAGTTTCAATATCTCTTAATAATTCATTAGATTCTAATTGTAAATCTTGAACAAATTCATAATCAGTAAGATTTGATTGAGAACGTCTAAATACTTTAACTCTTGCCGCATCACCAACGAATGTTTTCATATCGGTGATATTGATTTTTGCAAATGAACCAGTAAGTGCAGTTGCTAAATCAGAAACCCCCTCCAAATAATTGAATGTTACTGAGTAGTTTTGATTTGTAAATGATTTTACAATACCATTTTGAGAATATGGTGTAGTTACTATAATTTCAGTATCGCTTACAATATCATCAATTATACTACTATAATTTAAGCTATCTACCGTAATAGTTTGACCAACAACAGACCCTGTCCAATTATCACCACTAGCTACATTTAATCTGTATGATGTTGGTAATGTGAATCCCGTTAATTTTGCGTTTTCATTTGGTACTAAAGGAACACCATTAACAGTACCTGTCTTAGTTATTGCTAATGAATTATTATTAAAAATTGGTTTATTTATTTCAGTAATCTCAACTTGAGGTCTACGATAAAATCTAACTCTATCTTCATTGGCAAGGTTTTTATTAACTTGAAAAGTTCTTTCCCATTTAACATTATATGCACCCTTCCATTCAGCAGGAATATCTCTTGTTACACCATTGTCAACATATTGATTAAGTTCACCTAATACAGTAACTTTACCTAATCCAATTGGAGTATCTTCATAAATGTAAACTGCTATTAGTTTGGAAATTCCTTCATAATATTCAGGTATACCATTTCCAGGTTCGTAATAGATAGGGTCACCATTAACATCTAATATTTCAATTTTGATTTCAGTAGATGGTTGCAAGTATTGCGAACCTTCAATTAGGAATCCATTTTTACCACCTGTAAACGTATCATTAAATTCAGTAATTCTGAAATAATCCGAATTTGGGTTATTATCTATTACAAATGTACCAAATGATGATAAATTTTGTTCTGGTGAATATTTTTTAATTCTAGCCATTTAACTAAGATTTCTTTGTTGTTTCTCTTTATAAGTATTTGTATTTTTTAAATATACATACTTATTCTAAAGAAAACTAAAGAGTTCTAAAGAATGGTTAGTTTAATACGATAAATTATGAATAAGAAATATGCTATGTTACAAATTGATGCTGAGGTTCATCAATTGTTAAAAGATTTTTGTAAAGATAAGGGTTATAAAATGAATGGGTTGGTTGAGAGTCTAATTAAAGATAAAGTATCCCCATTTAAAACTCAACAACCAACCAATATTTTAAGAACTAGAACTTAACGCTAGAGAACCCATTCACTTTTTTAATTTCCATTAAGGAATCTACTACATCTCGCATTGAATCAATATGTGATATAATCATCACAAAGTCAAATTGAGTTTTAAGATAAGCGAACAACATATACAATGATGTTAAGTTCTCATTATCTAATGTTCCAAATCCTTCATCCACTACTAAGAAGTTTGGACGAGGCAGGTTACATACGTTGATTAGAGCGATTCTAATTGCCAATCCTGATATAAACTTCTCCATACCACTACACATCTCTAAACTCCATTTCTGGTCATCATAGACAATATTAGCGTTGATGTTTTTACCATCCATATCCAATTGAACTCCGAACTCTACAATTTGACCTAAGATATTATTAACCTCACCTTCAATCATAGGAAGTGCCTTTGATATCAATTCATATGATATACCATCCTTACTTAATGCATTTAAATAGTATTCATATAATCCAAATTGTTCTTCTAACTCCTCAACCTCTTTTATTCTCGCCTCAATAGTTTCCTTTTGATTTGTAAGGGATGATACATCACCATTTAAGTTAAGAAGTAATTTATTCTTTTGCTCTACTAATGTTTTAGAAGATGCTAAATCAGTTCTTACAATTTGAATTTCAGTTCTGATTTCTTTGTTCTTTTGGATTTGTTTTTCATTCTCCAAATAATCAGCTATAAGTTGTGTAACTTCCTTAACTTCATTCTCTAGCTTAACTTCTTGAGTTTCAATTGTTGATAACTTGTTAATAAGTGTTGATAACTCTCGTTCTACCTTAGTTTCATCTGATTTGGTATCACTTAACAACTTCCAACTTACTTCATAATTCAATAATGAATTTACAGATGATTCTAATTCTAACTTAGTTTCATTATACTGAGATTGCCTTTCCTTAAATTCTTTAATAGATTCAACGGCTTCCTTTTTAGCTTCTAAAATAGTTGCTGAGTTTTCCATACAAACATTACAATCTTCATTGTACTTATGGGAATCTAAATGTTCCTTTTTATCATATAAAGATTCTAACTTAATATCAATCTTTTCAATTTCGTTTGTAAGGGTTTGTAATTGCTCCCTTTGAGTTTTTAATCTACCAATACCACTTTCTATATCTGCTTCATCAAATCCCTCCAATGCCCCTAATAACCTATCTCTATCGGATTGTAATATAACGATATCAGCTTTAGTTTTAGATTGTTGTTTCAACAAGTCGATTAAATTATTTCCTAATGTCGATTTTTTATTTTCTAATTCAGTTAATGAATATGTATCCGATTTTAAAGGAACTATTTTTTCGTTGAGAGAAATTAATTTTTGATTGTAGGTATCCACACTTCCAGTTGCTTCATTAAGTTGAGCTTCTATCAAACTATACTCTTTGTTCTTACTAATAAGGTTAGTTTCTATATCAGCTAATCGTTGAGTGAAATCATCCTGCTTAAACTTTCTGATTAGAGAAGCGTTATCCCTATTTTCATCCGATGCTATGGTGTATAACTTATCAAATACATCAACTCCCATAAACTGAGCAAGAATCTCTTTACGTTCGGTTTGTGATTTATCAATAAATAGTGCGTTATTACCCTGAAGTGATAATGTAGTTAATACAAAATCCTCATAACTTCCCATATATTGTTGGATGATGGAATTGGTTTCCCTCCTTTGCTCTCCATTCAAAGAGGTAACCAACCCATCTTCAACTTTCCAAAAGTCAACATCAACTTTGATGTTTTTTCCTTTATTAATTATTTTTGCTTTCCTTTCAATAAAGTAATTAATCCCATCGATTTGGAAATTAAGTTTACAGTCAAATTCCGTTTTTCTATTATTAAGAATGTTCTTTGCTAAATACGTTCTACTTGTCTTGTCAAAAATACAAAATGAAATAGCATCAAATAGAGATGATTTACCACTAGCATTTGGTGCAAATACACCAACCATTCCCTTAGCGTTATCAAAACGAATTAAGTTGTTTGGTCCATATGAAAACATATTTGAAAACTCAAATGTCTTTGGTATCCATTGTATATTAGGAATACTTTCCTCATCAACTAATCGAGTATTTAATTCTCTATTAATTTGTTGAATCTTATCAATCGTATCAGCATCAGCGAAGTATTGTCTTTTTAGATAATCTCTAATCAATTCATTTTGGAATTCAACATCCCTAACATTACCAATAGAAAGTTTATCATCATAATTACCAGTCTTTTGTTTGGATAATGTATCCATTCTAGTTACTGTAAATTCTTCAACTTTGTATTTCTTTTTGATATCAGTTAATACTCTTTTAATTTTAGATGGGTCAGTATTGGAAATACGAACTCTCAAACGAGGTTTTGCCGGCATATCCGTAACCGCTGGTACAACCCCATTAATTACATCTAATGTATAAAACCCATAATCATTTTCAATATCAAATTCCTCAAATGTTCTTGATTCAACATCCCATAAAAGGTAACCATGCTTATCCAATGATTCTCCGTGGTTTTGTTGGATAAGTGAACCAGCATATGCAATGGTAGGAATACCCAACGTTTGTCTTTTATGGATATCACCTAACATAACCATATCAAATCCTTCAAACATATCAGTTGTAAATGAATTTGATGATACAGTATAACCAATATCAGTTTCTGCATTATTTACAGGCCCGTGAAATAAACAAATTTTATTCTCACCTTCTACCACTTCAGCCTTTGGCCAATTCTCTTTTTTGTCAAGTATCGAATACACAACAAAAGTAATATTGTTAAAGGGATAGATGCCAGTATCTCTAAGATAGTGAATTCTTTCATTATTTAAGTTTTCTACGATTGGTGTAAGTACATCCAATCTATAATTATTATTTAAGTTACAGTCGTGATTTCCGGTAATTAAAAATGTTTCTTTTAAATTAGCACATTCGGTTAGAAACCAACTAATCTCTCTAACCAATTCCGGACTCATTTCAGTTTTAGCATGGGCAATATCACCAGCCAAATAGATAATAGAATTTTCAATATTATCTTTTCTAACATTTTCTAAAAACTTATTGAATACATCTCTGTACTCATTATGTCTTTTTAAGTTACGGATATGTAAATCCGCTAAGTGATAGATTTTTTCTACTTTCATAAATTATTAAGTTTGGATAGGATTAAGGAATCCCATTCCGTTATATTTGCGTTTTTAACTAAATCATTAACCTCATCAAATCCCATATCACCAGCATCTTTACCAATTGGAATAATGTTTTTAACACTTATCCCATTTTTAGTAAAGTATTCAGAATGTTTAACTGAATCACTAACAGCATCCGAATCTAATATGATTGTGATTTCCTTAACGCCTCTTTCAAATATTTTCTTCTTTAATGTTTTTGGTAAAAACTTACCTAAGATTGGAATTACATTTCTCTTAACTGAGAATGAATCAAATACACCTTCCACCAATGTAATAGGTTCGTTCCAATTGATTTGATTATCAAATACAATTACATCTCTACTAACAGGTGGATTTTTATATTTCATTGTAGCATCTTCATAAAACGAACGAGCTACAAAATAATTTAATTCATCATTCTCATTATAAGATGGTACAATTACTCTACCACCATATAATCCATCTTCACAATACCCCATACCATATTTAAGAATCTCATCTTTAGAAATTCCTCTACGATGTAGATATCCCAACGCTTGGTTGTATGCGATGTTGATTGATTTTGGTTTGATGTGTAATGGTTTGAATTCTTTTGGAAGTTGTAGTTTAATTACTTCCTCATTCTCATCCGAACTAGTTGGTGTGTAATCACCATAAATGGATATTATTTTACCCAACTCATTTCTATCCACATTTAATTTGCGGAGTAATGATTGGATACTACGTCCTTTTGAATCACAAACCCAACAATGCCAATATTGGGTATCCAAATTGACTTGTAGTTTCTTTTTGTGGTGATGACAAAATGGACAATGATGGGTTTGTTCGTTGCCCTTCAAAGAAGTACCAACGCCTAAAACACCATCTAATACATTTATAACAATTAATTTATTTCTAGCGGAGAGCATATATTTAAATTATGGTTTATACAAATATACGAATAATATTTGATATATCCAAATTAAATACCAGAATTCTTTACTTCTCTTAAAAATTCAGCTAATAGTTCTAATTGCTTGATTACATTTGTATCACCATTACGTGCTTGCATTCCCCTAACAATATCTTGGATTGAAGTTGCTGCTACAATTAGAGCATCATCCTTTGAATTTAAGAATGCTTCCGAAATATTGAATTTTTGTGCTACTTGTGTTAAGTTCATAATATGTTCTATTTAATTTATAGTTTATACTCAAATATACGAAAAATTTCCCAGTATACCAAATATTTTTGATAAAATTTTCCACTATAAATTGATTTAAGTACAAATATAGTGAAAATTTTCCATTATACCAAGTCTTTTCGGTAAAATTTTCCACTAATATTGCCATTTAGGCAATTGTCATCTGAAAGGACATCGTATTTGAACATCCAATATACCTCATAATAAGATAGTGATTTTTTAGAATTGCAGAATTGGATGATTTCTCGTTTGAACTCATCTTGCTTTCCTTCTTTAACTTGTTCGTTTATCCACTCATTAGATGAGTAGTATTTTTCCCAATCGGATGTTTTACGAACCTTCTTTTTAAGAGGAGCTCTACCACCCATTCCGGCTGCCTTACGCTCCCCCTTAATTTTTGCAAGTTCTCTTACTCCGATTTTTACATTACGAACACTTTCAAGTGATTTCTTTCCAATGTAGTATTTGCCGCTTGGGGTGTGTGTTATCATATAGATAAACCCAACAGCTTCTTCAGAGATTACATCTTCGGTAATCTCTTTATTTTCACATAACCAATTTGACATAAACTATTTTTTAAATTTATCAGAATAAGGTTTACCTGGAGCAAATCCAGAGGCACCTTGTCCTAATTTTCTTCCGCCAGCAGCTTCAATTGCTTTTTCATCTTTTGATAAATCTCTTCCGCCATCAGCTTCAAGTGGAGTTTTGTCACCACCTTTAATATTTGCTTTAGATGCAGCGGGTGGAGTTTTTGCTAATAATTCTTCTAATGTTGCCATAATTTTTGTTTATTATAAATATTATTTAAGTATCGAAACGTACAATAAAATTAATAGGATAATCCGGTAATGATTTTATTGGTTTTGGTAATTTAGCTACTGCTACCATATTAAGTCCATCATCATATAATCCAATTGTTGTAATATATGGTGCTAAGTATGAACCAGTAGGGTCAACTGAACCACTATTGATATAATCATCAAAACTTCCAATAGATACCCCATCTAATTGAGAAACGTATGGATGTTGTGAATCACGAATTAATTTAAACCCAGGTTTATAATATGATGCAGTGGTAAACTGATTTGATGATAGTTTTTTATCTCTTCTATTTGTTACAATATCAATTTTTTCTGCACCTTGCTCATAAACAGCAGTTGGGTTTTGTGATACGTTAAATTCATTCTCATTAACTGATAGGAATATTTCATTCTCATAAATTGTCATTGTAGAACGATATGATATTTCAAAATTACTAAGAGTTGTTTCATCAACAACATCTTTAGTAACTACAACTAATCCCCTATCGTAAAATACATTTCCTTTTATATTACCAGAATTATCTACCAAATTAGAATTACCATCATCAGTTACACTAACCGCTCCATATTGTAATTCCATTGTTCCTATTTTTATACCCTCACCATAATACTCCTGTGGTATTGATATTACACCAATAGCATTACCCATAATTCTTTCATTAGTGGATGCATATGATTCACGATTACCAACTTCAGTTAATACCGATGCGGTTGCTGGATTTAAATAGAATTGTGCATATATTGAATCATACAAAGTTCGTTTGGATATACCATTGGAATTTGTATCGTCTGTTTCAGAATCATACAAATCACTTTGTAGTGTTCCATACAATGGGGTAATATCAGTCTCATCCAAAGTCCACTCTTTGTAAACTTTGAAAGGTCTAACGATTACATCCGATTTTGGAATTTCTTTTATCATTCGAAATATACTTTCATATAAATATCTAATAAACAAAAAACCCCCTTATTCAGGGGGTTTCTATAATTTAGGGTTTATTAATTTCTAATTTTAGAATGATAATTTAACTTTTATAAGTACCTCTTTATCAAATGATTTGTTTATAGGTTGAGATGTTTTAGCTACTGCGATTAATTCGTTTGAATCGTTTAATAATCCTACTGTTGTTATGAATGTTTGTGGGTCAGTTTCGAAAGTTGTTTCTACAAATGTTCCATCAGTATTTGTGTACGTTGGGTTATTTGAATAGTTGAACTCTCTATTTGTTGCTCTAACAAAGAAATGTTGTGTAGAAACGTTTTCAGTTCTACGAGCTTCAAAATCTGCACCATTAGCAATTGCTTGTACTAATCTTTTGTGATTTTGTTGTTCTGCTGCTACTGATATAGAACCACTAACATTAACAGACGTTGTTCCCCAAGGTTTAACAGTACCAATTGTTGTACCAATTGCGGTTGGGTTTAATATAATAATACCTCTATCAGGATAGAACAATCCAAATCCTTCGTTTGTAGAAGATGTTGTTGTATTGATTGTAGCTTCGTTTTCAGTACCTAAGTTAAGTGAACCACTTACTACTTTAAATACTCTACCAGCTTTACCTAATGTATCACCAAATTTCTTACCACTATCATCAATGAAAGTGAAAACTCCATTTGAACCAGAAACGGTCATTGACCAGTTTCCTGCATCCATCTTTTCTCTATATCTTGCTCTATTTAATGTGATAGCGTAGATTGAATTTGAATCATTAGCTATACCACTTCCATTTTCAAATGAGAATTGTGTATCAGTTGGGTCTAATAGAATAGAACGATATTGTGCGTAAGTTGCTTTAGAAGCAAGTAATGCATTATCATCATTCTGAAGTGATACTGAACCACTACCATTCACATGTCCATAAGCTACACCGAATTGAACTTCAGCAGCAGTATCCGTTCTTGGGTCAGTACTATACACATCATAATAGTAATTACCACTTTGGGCTACTTGCGTTGATGAAGTATAAGCTGCGGTTAGGGAACCAGCATCTCCACTCCATATTCCAGTTGTTACGATTTCTACTTTTGCATTTACTTTATCGAATTCACCGAATCTTTTGTAAACTCCAGTAGATACTCCAGCACCTGCTTGTAGTTGTTGTCCAGCCGGTAGGGCTGAATTTAAAAGAGCTACGATATCATTACTATCGATTTGCCCTCCAGCTGCTAGTGCTGCGATTTGGGATGCGATTTGTGGGTTGTTTATAATTGCCATATCTTATTTTCCTTTTATGCTCTATATGTTACAGTTACAGGAATAGTTTGTGAACCTCCAGTTTCGTTACCATAAACAGTTATTGTTGTTGAAATATTTGTAGTTAACGATGGATTTGGTGTAAATGCAAATGATAAACCATTTACTACTTGTGCAGTAGTTGTGATTTCCTCACCTAAAAATACCGGTACAGTTCCTGCCCCAGCTGCCCCTTGCGATACTGATAATGTTCCAGCTCTTTGGTCAGCTAATACAACAGTGTATCCAGCGTTTGTATTTCCAGCAGGAGAAGTTGTTGGAGAAAGAGAAACGATTCCCTCATTCTGAAAAACTCCTATTGATGGAATACCCAATGATACAATTGGAATTTGTGTTGTACCCTTTGGTAGTGTAACTAATTTATAACGTAATACCTGCGTTTCATCAGGCGATGCTTCCAAAATTGGAATTGCTTTTATTGCCGAATCATAATATGCACTTCCTTTTGGATGAGCTGGTTCGTACAATGTATAATCAATCTCATCATCACCTAATGCAAATTTGGTTATGTTAAGAGATTGACCCGATGCCAATTTTTGTCTACCTTTTTTGGTAAGAATAGCATCTACTGTAATTGATGTGTTATTTAAATATCCCATAATTTTTTATTATCCCTTTTGATATACTATAAATATAACTTTTTTTAAATTTAATTAATTTTGATTAGTCAACCTCCAATATTGGTTCACCTGAACCTCTACCAGTATTAGCCACTCTAAGAATGTTAGGATTAGTAGTAAATATTTCAACCGGGTCTAATCCATCAGGCGTTGTAGTTGATGTTTGTTGTGAACCTTCGAAAAATGAATATTTTAATCCTTGTGTTAAATTATTTTTATAACGATAATGTGATGGGAAGTAACCATTTAATGGAGTTACCTCTATTACATTATTACCAATCGATGGTGGAGTTGCCCCAACCGGTACAATTGATACATTATACCTATAATTAGTTACTTCTTGAATTTCGTACTTAATTTGTTCATTATTTGTTGTTGCCGGCCAACCTTCAGTTTGAACACTTACTTTTTCTATATAAGATTCCTTAACTTTATATATTTGCTTTCTTGATGAAGTCATATTACCAAATATATCTAATGTTGTCAACGAACCAGTTCCATTTAATGCATATAATCCAAATCCTGCCAAATCCAATGATTTATCATCCATTCCAATTTGTGTAGATGAGAATGAATCAACAGTAGATTCTAATTTGGAACCATTTGGAATTTCAATTTCTACTTCATAAGTTGGATATGAACCTTCTAATACCGTAACATCTTCTAATTCAATTAATGAATCATATGTAGGATAATCAACTAATAATCTTGTAATTTCATCTGAATTAATGGTTGCTTCATAGTTATCCATTTGAAATGAAAACTCAACATTATCAGTTGTATTAATAGATGTATCATGTACATTATAAGTAGATTCAACTTCTATATTATCACGTGTATCAATTGATGATTCATAATCACCCCTTTCAGCTGCTGGTTGTTTCCATTTAGTTTTACTTCTTTCTAAATAATGTGGTTCAATTAATAAACCTTTAGAAACACTAGCTCTAGCCGGAACTAAATCTTGTAATACATCAAATAATGATTTGTCGATTTGTCTAACTAACTGAATGTATTCATAAATATCTCTATCTAATCTTTCAAAATAGTATTCTCTTAAAATTCTAAGTTCGTTGTAATCATCCTTATATTCATCAGCAGGTGCACCAATATAATTGTCAATGTTGAATGAACCAAATGATTTTAAGATATCCATATTCAATTCCTTAACAGGCGAAAAGAATAATCCTAATCTATTTGAATCAACTGGTGCTCTATCAAATGCTTTTTTGGTTGCTCTAACTTTGTGAGATAAATCACCAACTAAAGTTTGTTGTTCAAATCTAATTTTATCAGATTGATTAAATCCTAATGACGGTACGTTTGCCGTTACAGTCCTATCATATGGAGTATATTGGTATGGATAAATGCTTGATGATGGGAATGATACAGTTGTACCATATGTTACACCATAAGCTTGAGAAACCGCAACATTCAATAAGTTGTTATCGGCTGTTCTATCTTTTGGGTATTCAAAATCAAATCTAACCCATAAATCTTCAGTAGATGCTGTATATGAATTTCCATTGGTTGCATCAGGTAGAAGTGTATGTGTTTCAATTACACCATCTTCCAATGGTTGTTTCCATAAACGGAACTCATCCATTGAACCACTTAATGCATATCCAATTTTAATCAAACTACCAGTATTCCAAGAAGTATTACCAGTTAATACTAATGGTGCCGATGTTACTTGCGTTCTAATTCTATCACCCAATGCATCCTTTGCAATAATTTGAAAAGATGAATTAGCTCCAACTAATGTTCTATTAATTACAATCTCAGTATATTCATCATTGAATATATTAAATTCAGATGTGGATGCGGATGCTACTAATCCAGTCGATGCTGATACATAAAAATCTAATGTACCAAATGTACCCTTTGTATTAGTAACTCCCAGTTTCCAATTTTGAATAGAACCACTTTCAGCTTTTACAATACCATAATTACCCGGCTGAGTTAGATTAACTCTTAACTCAACTGAATTTGGATATGTACCACTTACTTCTTTCCAATCCGTTTGAACATATTCATTTGTATTGGTAAAGTTAATAGCTGCCGTTCTATCATCAAATGTAAATTTGGTGCTACCACCCAATGTTGGGTCTTGTGGTCCACCAAACTCCATAATAGTTAATAGAGATTGTGGTACTCCATAACAAGCCATTACAGCTTTTAAAGAACGAGCCGTACCTTTATGTTTTAATAAATAAGGTAAGTTGTTTAATATTCTTCTCCAAACTTCTTCGTTTGCAGATTTTAAACTTGTACCATATTTTTCAGTTCCATCTTTGTTTTGTCCAAATGCATACTCCCATAGGAATTGAGAATCGTATGCACGTTTCCCCTCCCATCCCATTGATTCCAACATTTGGAATACCAATTCATCTGAGAATCCATTTGAAGTGGCTTGGTTAAGATTTTTTAATTGTTTTAATGAATTTATGTATGCCCAAATGATATCAAAGTGCTGTCCAATCATATCTAAGAATAACATATATTCTTCATTGTCATAATCCTCTTTGATAAATCTAGGAAGATTATTATTTAGATAGTTTGGATTATACTTATCATAATCATCAGCCACACTTATAATAGTATCATACCAATCAATTGCCGTATTACTTGTAGTTGCTACAATTGTATTAGAAACTTTTGGATATGCTAAAGAATTTGTTGATGTATATAAGAATGTTTCAAATCCATCAAATGAACCAATTAAATTATTAATATTATCTAATTGTTTATTTGCTTCAATTTGAGATAGAATATTGTAAGAAGGAGTTTCGTACTCTAAAAATAAATCATTTTCGGTTAATAAATAATAATCATTCTCCGTTGTTAAATAAGTTAATACAACATTTTGAGAAGAAACTGAGTTATAGGTTGTTTGGTATGTTTCTAATAATTGAATCTTATACCAAAAGTTTTTAACTCTTTCAGCAGATGAACCAAAATGTACATAGTTATCAAAGGTATATGTTGAACCAGATACATATTCAATATTTAATTGAGATGTATCAATATCATTATTTGTTATATACTTTTGTATTAATGATGTTGATGTAGTTGAACCACTTGCAATCAAATCAGCAAAGATTTGCATTCCAGTTCCATTATCAGTTTCTAATGTAAAATTAGGTCCTTTTAATGGTTGACATAAACTATCTAATTTACCAACCAATGTAACCATTTCAATCATTGGTTCCGTTTGTGCCTTTGTTATCCAAACTTTTTGGTTTGGTTGCACAGACGTTGGTAATGGTTCGTATAATTTAAGGATTAATGAATCCTCAGTTGGAGATAATACT